TCTGCAGATGGATACAACTTTGATTTACAATTGGGTGTATCTATTGCTGGAGTTAGTGATGTCTATACCCTAGCTATACGTACTGTATCTGGGGCTACAACTGGGGATGCATTTGGTTCTTTATCTTTTTATGATTTAACATAATGCAAAAAGTAGCCCCTAAAAATAGAACCATACCTGCTATATTAGGTACGTCCAATGCAGATATTTACACTGTACCCAATGGCTACAAAGTAAAAATCACAAGCATGTGGATTAATAACATGGTAGCTGCATCAAGAACCTTTTCTCTTGATTGGTATGAGGACGCTACATCAACATGGCATACATTAGCTGAAGCTGTAGAATTAACTGGAAACAGTTTGCTACAAGTTGAAAATGCTATATACCTTCAAGCAGGAGATAAGCTGAGAGGATTGGCTAGTGCAGCTAGTTCTATATCAATCAGCGTTTTTGTCGAGGAATACTTTTCACCTGTACAATTCTAATGGGACGCACTAACGAAAAACTTTGGGAAAAGGCTAAGGCAGAAGCTAAAGCTAAGATGGGTGGCAAACACTCGGCAAGGGCTATGCAGTTAGCAGGTAAGATCTACAAAGATAAAGGTGGTGGGTACACGGGTGAAAAGACTAAAGCCCAGAAGAGTCTTAGTAAGTGGACTAAAGAAGACTGGGGAACTAAGTCAGGTAAACCTTCTACACAAGGACCAGAAGCTACAGGTGAGAGGTATTTACCAAAGAAAGCTAGAGAGGCTTTATCACCAGCAGAATACGCAGCTACAACTAAAGCTAAACGAGAAGGTACAAAACAAGGTAAACAATTTGTAAGCCAACCAAAGGCTATTGCTAAGAAGGTTCGACCTTACAGGGATTAATTATGGCAAGACAATTAACTGAACAACAACAAAAGTTTCTTGATGTCTTATTTGATGAGGCAGGCGGTGACGTTAATCGTGCTAAAGTACTAGCAGGATATTCACCCACGTATTATACTCGTGATATAATTAAGAATCTTAAAGAAGAGATACTAGAAGCTACACAGATCTTTATGGCACGTAATGCACCACGTGCAGCTATGTCACTTGTAGACGGTATGGTAGATCCTACAGAGCTAGGCATTAGGGATAAATTAAGTGCAGCTAAAGACTTGTTAGATCGTGTAGGTTTAGCTAAGACAGAGAAGATGCAGATTGAAACAAACAATGGCTTAATGATTCTGCCCCCTAAAGATACTTCTCAAGATAATGAGTAACTATGCCAGACAGTGTATTGCCATTAAGAAAGGCTGCAGGTAAGTGGTTATTGCCTCAACCTAAAGATGCAGCTACAACAGGGGAATATGTACCCATACCCGTAACAGTAATGCTTGTTAAACCTCCGTTTGGATATAAGTTTTCTGAAGAATCTAAGCTGTTACTAATACCCATACCCCATGAACTAGAAGCATTAGAGAAAGCTAAGAAGTATTTAAAGCAATACCCATCTCGTAATGTAGCTGCATGGCTAACAAAAGTCACTGGAAGGTATATAAGTCATGTCGGTTTATTACATCGTGTAAAGAATGAGCGACAAAGAAGAGCCAAAATTAGCTTACTTAGGTCTTGGGCCAGAAGGTACAAAGAAGCCCTTGAGCTTGCGGAAAAGTACGAAGACAAAAAAGGTACAAAAATCTACAACCAAGCCAAAAAGATCGTTGAAAGTGCCAGACATCTCGATCCAGAATACCGAGATGGAAGAGATGCAGAGGCAAGAAGTACTCATACAGAAAGTACAGCGGGACAATAATGTAGTATTTAAGCCTAACCTAGGCCCACAGTCTTTCTTTTTAGCTGCAAGTGAACGTGAAGTACTGTATGGTGGGGCTGCAGGTGGAGGTAAATCGTATGCAATGTTGGCAGATCCCATGCGATATATGGGACATCCACAGTTTAGTGGGCTACTATTACGACATACGACAGAAGAATTAAGGGAACTGATTTGGAAAAGTCAGGAATTGTACCCAAGAATCTATCCTGGGATCAAATGGTCCGAGAGAAAGATGCAGTGGCAGGCACCAAGTGGAGCAAGACTATGGTTTTCCTACTTGGATCGTGATGAGGATGTACTGAGGTATCAGGGACTCTCGTTTAGTTGGGTAGGTTTTGATGAATTGACGCAGTGGTCAACTCCATTTGCATGGAATTACATGCGTTCTCGCTTGCGGAGTACCGCACCAGATCTACCTACCTACATGAGAGCTACTACAAACCCAGGTGGTCCAGGTCATGCATGGGTTAAAAAGATGTTTATTGACCCTAGTCCTGCTGGTAGGGCATTCTGGGCTACCGATATAGACACGGGTGACACGCTTTCGTACCCAAAAGGTCACAGTAAAGAAGGTCAACCACTGTTTAAGCGTAGGTTTATACCTGCCATGCTCTCAGATAACCCCTATCTTGCTGAAGGCGGTGACTATGAAACCATGCTTTTGTCGCTTCCTGAACATCAACGTAAGCAATTGCTGGAAGGTAACTGGGATGTAGCTGAAGGTGCTGCATTTCCAGAGTTTAACAGGCGTATACATGTCATTAAGCAAGAGAAAATACCCAGTAATTGGGTTAGATTCAGGGCTTGTGACTATGGATATGGGTCATACTCTGCTGTATTGTGGTTTGCAGTATCTCCATCTGAACAATTAATCGTATATCGTGAACTCTATGTAAGTAAAGTACTCGCTAAAGACCTAGCCAACATGGTATTAGAACGTGAACAAGCAGATGGACAGATCCGTTACGGTGTTCTTGATTCTTCCTGTTGGCATCGTAGGGGTGATACTGGTCCTTCATTGGCTGAGCAAATGATCGGTGAGGGTTGTAGATGGAGGCCAGCAGATCGTAGTGCAGGTTCAAGGGTAGCAGGTAAGAATGAGATCCATAGAAGGCTGCAGATGGACGATTTTACAGGTGAACCACGGTTAGTAATCATGGACAACTGTACTAATCTCATATCTCAACTTCCTATCTTACCGTTAGATAAAGCTAACCCTGAAGATATCAATACAAAAGCTGAAGATCACTTGTATGACGCACTACGATATGGGGTAATGAGTAGACCTCGCTTTTCTATTTGGGATTATGACCCAACTAATTCAAGGTCTAGTGGTATGCCTGCAGCATGTAAAACTTTTGGATACTGACAATGGAACAAAATCAAGCAGATGACTTTACTACAGACAGACAGCTAAGTTTAGATGATACACAATCTGAACAGCTTGAGGATTCAGTAGCTGCCCCTGTTATTAATATTGTCAATCGCAAGTTTAAAGATGCAGAAGACGCTAGGCGCATTGACGAAGAGCGTTGGTTGAAGGCATACAGAAACTATCGTGGTATTTACGGTCCAGAAGTACAGTTTACCCAAGCAGAAAAGAGTCGGGTCTTCATTAAAGTTACTAAGACTAAGGTTCTAGCAGCTTACGGACAAATCATTGAGGTTCTTTTCTCTAACAATACCTTCCCTCTCAGTGTAGAGCCTACAGTACTTCCAGAGGGTGTTGTAGCCGATGTGCACTTTGACCCTAAAGATGTAAAGAATAAGCCTTTACCAGAACCTATGGCATCTCCTTACGGGTTTGCTGGCGATAATAAACCACTAGAGCCTGGTTCTACGTTTAATAGCTTAATGAATAAGCTAGGATCACTAAAGAGTAAGCTTCAAGGTGTTTCTAATTTAAAAGAAGGCGTAGGTCAAACTCCAACTGCCATCACCTTTAGTCCTGCTATGGTAGCAGCTAAGAAGATGGAAAAGAAAATCAAGGATCAACTAGATGAAAGCAAGGCTACTAAACAACTAAGACATACTGCATTTGAAATGTCTTTGTTTGGTACGGGCATTATGAAAGGCCCATTTGCTTTTGATAAAGAGTACCCTAACTGGAAAGAAGATGGTACGTATAGTCCAGTTATTAAAACAAGACCCGATACTTCACATGTAAGTGTATGGAACTTCTACCCAGATCCTGATGCAACTAGTATGGAAGATGCAAGCTATTGTGTTGAAAGGCACAAGCTTAGCCGATCACAGTTACGTGAACTTAAAAAGCGTCCATTCTTCCGTAAACAAGTTATTGAACAGGTTATTGAACGTGGTGAAACGTATGTTAAAAAATACTGGGAAGATGATCTACGGGATTATCGCACCGATACTGGTGTTGCTCGCTTTGAAGTATTGGAGTTTTGGGGAGCTATTGAGAGTGAACTCCTTAAAGAGAACGGAGTTAAGATCCCACGTGAGTTTGATGGTGTAGAAGAGTTACAAGCTAATATATGGATAGCTAACGGTAGAATCATTCGTATGGTTCTTAATCCATTTAAACCTGCCAAGATTCCATATCATGTATCTCCTTATGAACTCAATCCCTATTCTATGTTTGGCATTGGTGTAGCAGAGAATATGGAAGATACGCAAATGCTTATGAATGGCTTTATGCGTATGGCAGTCGATAATGGTGTATTATCAGGTAACTTAGTCTTTGAAGTTGATGAGACTAACTTAGTACCGGGACAAGACTTACAAATATACCCAGGTAAAGTATTTCGCAGACAGGGGGGAGCACCGGGACAAGCTATCTTTGGTACCAAGTTCCCTAACGTGTCTAATGAGAACATGCAGATGTTTGATAAGGCACGTGTGCTTGCAGATGAAGCTACAGGTATTCCTTCATTCTCTCACGGTCAGACGGGCGTGGCAGGTGTAGGACGTACTGCAAGTGGTATCAGTATGCTTATGAATGCAGCATCTGGCACAATTAAAACTGTTATAAAGAATGTGGATGATTATTTACTTCGCCCATTAGGTGAAGCATTCTTTAACTTCAACATGCAGTTTGACTTTGATCCAGAGATTCGTGGGGATCTAGAAGTTAAAGCACGTGGTACTGAAAGTTTAATGGCTAATGAAGTACGTAGCCAACGCTTGATGCAGTTCTTACAGATTGGTAGCTCACCTGCATTAATGCCTTTCACTAAGTTCCAGTACATCATTCGTGAGATTGCTAAGTCTATGGATCTTGATCCAGACAAAGTAACTAACAATATGGAAGAAGCAGCATTACAGGCTGCATTAATGGCAGCACAACAGCCACAACAACCTGCTGCAGCACCCGGAGGAGTTCCTGGTGTAGCAGATACAGCGGGTACAGGGGGTGGCAATATTGGGATAGGACAAGCACCTGTCCCTGGAGAACAAGGATTTACAGGTAATGTCCAACAACCAAGACCAGCAGCAGCACCAACACCAGCACCTCAATAGGCTTAAGAGTGTATTTAATACCCACATTGTGTGGGAAGCATTTACAGGCATATTAGAAATTAAAGCAAGAAGCTATTACAAGATTCTAGAGCAGTCTAAAGATCCTGTAGATCTGTATAAGGCACAAGGAGCATTGGATGCTCTTATGAAGATGAAAAGGCTAAGAGATGAAATCAATGCCCAAGAGTAAAGCTAAACGACAAATGAAGAGGCTGTTTGAAGATGGAGGGCTTCTTCAAGAAGGTGGTACTGTAGATAAAGAAAGTGGTAATGAAGTACCTACAGGATCATTAAAGAAAGAAGTAAGGGATGATATCCCTGCACAACTCAGTGAAGGAGAGTTTGTATTTCCTGCTGATGTAGTGCGCTTCATTGGATTACAAAAGCTCATGGAGCTACGTCAGGCAGCTAAAGAAGGTTTAGCTAAGATGGAATCTATGGGACAAATGGGGAATGCAGATGAGGCAACTGAAGAAGATACTGGAGAATTTGAAACAGAGCTTGATGACATCCTGGATGAAATTGAAAGCGAAAGTGAAGGCGAGGATGAAGAAGTAAAAAAGCCTAAAGGGGAACAGCTTAAATTAGCCGTAGGTGGTGCTGTTACCCCTCAACCCAATCCTTTTGGTGCCCCTTTTTCTGTAGAGCGTTATAGTAAAGAAGGAGAGAAAGATATCTTTATGCCTACGTTTGGTGGTCAAACACAGGCTGCAATACCTGAAGGATTCCAAAAGAGTACTAAAGTTCAAAGTTTTGGTGGTGTATTTCGTAAACCAGAAGAAGCACAGCAAACAGTCACTTCATCTTTAAACATAGGAAAAGAGTCTAAAGCAGCTTCAAGCACTACTGCTACAACTACAGATTTAACAAAGGCTACACAACCAATACCGGATGCGTATAAAGGTTTAGACACAGACATAACCAAAGAAAAATATTTAATAGACCTTGCTGAAAATAATGCAAAGCAGTTTACTGCCGAAAATCAAACTAAAGGCAGAGCATGGGGACAAGGACAGGTATACACAAATCCTTTTGCTAACTTAACAGAGTTTGGAACTGTAAAAGAATTAGATAATGAGGGTGTTGAATTTACTCGTAATAAAAATGCAGGGGATTACATAGCGGATGCATTCCCTCGTGCACCAGACGGTAAATCTATATTTGACCATGAATCAACATTTGTTAAGACGTATAAACGTGATGCTTCTGGTAATCCGAAAGAAGTACCCATAACTGAAGTGTCCCTTGAAGATATCAAATCTGGCAATGTGCTATTTCAAGTAGGTGGTAAGACGGGTGGTGCTAAGAGAGAAAGAATGGCACAAGCTTATCAAGTAGTAGAAGATAAGTTAGTACCTGTAGGCAAAGCAAGTTTTTACAAAGGCGCACACCCTGACGCAGATGTAGCAGCACCCGTTGCTATGTTTGCTTCCTTTGCCCTTGCTCCATTTACAGGTGGTGCATCTGTAGCTATTGGAGAAGCAATATTAGGTGCAGGAGCAGTAGGTGCAGCTACGTTAGGTAGTGCAGTTATAGGTGCTACGGTTAATGGTATTACTGCTGCAGCTACTGGTGGTAATGTAGGAAAAGCAATGATTACTGGTGCTGTGTCTGGTGGTATTGGTGCTAATGCAATGGACATTACCAATGCAGTACTTGGACCTGAAACTATCAATTCATTATCTCAGGCTACTAATTTATCTGCTAAGCAAATAGCTTCTACTTTTTCTAGTTCAATATCGAGTGGTATAAATACGGCTATACAGGGTGGAGATTTTTCTGACATCATTAAAAACTTTGGACAGTCTTTAATAACGTCTGGCGTATCTGAAATAGCAGCTACAAATGCTATGAAGACTTTATCTGGGACAATGGATAAACAAAATCTACAACGTATTGGCGTGGCTACAAAGATGTTC